GTTTTCTAGCTCGTTGGGGTTCTCATCTGCAAATCCACGATCGACAGCGTCTTTGATTTTTTCCCAAGCAATAGTCTTTTTAGGGTATGGAGCACAAAGAATATCATACTCGGTATCCTCACCTTGTAAAGCAAGCATAGCTAATACATCGTTGGGATCGAATCCGATATCACTATCGAGAAAGATCATATGTGTACAATCAGAGCGCATAAATGTATCAACACAATAATTACGAGCTCGGGTAATCAACGATTCATTAAACAAATAAAAAAAGGTTAATTCTACACCGTACTTTGCAGCAACTGTAGCTAGGTCAGTAGAGGACTTGGTGTAAGTTCCAGCACACATACCTCCATACATCGGTGTGCAAACCATTAGCTTACGTTTACGTAGCTCTTGAATATCAACCTGTACTTCCATTAAATTTCTCCATACTTTTGATCGTGCTGCTTGCCAACACCGTAATCACCATCATATTGGTTCAGTGCTTCAGCTTTAAATAATAAGAACTGTCCTACACGAGTACCATGCTTAATCATGATAGGACCATTATTGATATGAAGGACACCTGCCATTACACCTTCGTACCCAGAATCGTAAAGACCAGATGTAATGAAACATCCGTTACGGTTGAGACTGGATCTTGTGATTACCCAGCCAGCTTCGTCCTCACCAATGGACACAATGCCCTGCATAATGATTTCGTAGCTACCTGGATCAAGACGCCACCACCCATCAACAGGCTTGATCTCTTTCGACTCACGGTGCTGTTTCTCTTTCTCACTAATCAAGAACACTTGACTGTAAGATCGGAATATCTTATCTACTCGTAAGTCGATAGCATTCGGTTGTACTTGATCGTCATCAAACTCACTTAGAGATGAGTTCGAGGTTGGTGACGCTAGATGAATCATCATCACTTGTTTCCTGTGTAAAGTACCATAACAAAACAATATAGTGGATTGCCTTTAGCAAGTCCTTCTTATTGTACCCTTCCTTCTTACCGTACCGCATTAAGTACTTGATAGCAGTATCCCGACACGTGGTGTCGACAGACCCAAGAGTCTGCCATACATCAATCGTCTGAATATTATTCTGCTCTCTACCAGCTAGCTCACCAACATAGTGGCCAGCGTAAGTAGACTCAAGATACGTCAATGCCTCGGCTAGAATTGAATCTTCATTAAATCTAAACTTCTCACTCATTAGAACAAAGCCTATCAATGTATGCCATATTATCAAGTGCTGTATTCACCAGGCTAGTATCATCTGTATGGAAGTTAAAGTCAACTTCTTTCTCAAACTTTCCATCAATAAGACCAGTAGGTGATCCATCAAAACGTATACCGTTGAGACCAGTCCACACACCAGCACTGCTATCCCAAGTATCGATTGGGAAGTGCTTGACTAGATCAATCTCATTCGGTCCATCAACCATGCCAAGCATATGGATCTTCTTTTTATTCATTACTACGTTACCAAAGAAGCCCATACGCGTTAGCTTTGTCAGTACTTTCCACCGGCTAACAAATCGCTGTAGTTTATTGTCCTTCTCTACTCCATAAGCATTAGGTACGCCAAGGATAGAAATACCAATATAGTCTACATGATGAATCCTTGATGCCCACAAACAGGTCTCAAGGTAATCTCGAATGTTACCGATCTCAGACTGTGGTACAAAGAAAGTACCAAACCCAGCTTCTCGTAACTGAGGTGCCATGAAGCAAGCTGCACTAATTGTACGCTGGCCTGACTCACCAGGATAGTCCGACATTACAATGTAGTCCGCATCGATCTTCTCACCCATCTCAATTAGTTTGTTAGATGGGTACATTTGACGACCTTGCTTGTACATCTCGAATGCACTGTTATCCAGGATGTAAGTCAGGCCACGGTTGTTCTTCTTGAGATCAACGTAGAACTTAACATAGTCTGGATCATCTTCAACAAGATGAGCAAGTAGTAGATGAGTCTTACGATCTCTGACTAGATCAAGGTGTGGTGTTGGTGCAATATGACAAAAATCAATCATAATAACAAGTCGCTCCATTCTCCCCGTCTTCACTGACAGTAATAATAAGATGACGGCCGGAGTAGTTGACTTTGATATAATCAGCCAAGTCGTCTGCCATCATCTCACATGATCTGTAATCTAGCTGGAGGATGCCATCGGTGTACAGTCCCTCCAGCTCTCTCTTAAACAGAATAAACTCAATATCTCTATCGTCATGGAATACTTCAATTTGAACCTTGAAGTGAAACATATGACGATGAGGATTTCTGAGAAACTCTACACCTTTAGGTGCGTCGGGATAACGGTGTATACCTTCTTTCTGATAGGTAACCCAAATGTACTTCTTCATGATATGTCCGGGAATGTTCCAAATGCAGGAGTGGATATTACGCTAGGTAGATAAGAAGGTCCACCTTTTTTTATCCAACTACTAGCAATAATATAAACTAGGTACTTGTCGATGTAAACCATGCGCCACCCAAGACCTTGTTTCGAAACATGGTCATAGACACCATCTGGCACATCGACAAGTAACTTTTTATTAATATGACGATTATAAAATATCTTGGCTATAGTTTCATCACCAAGAACTTCACGAATGTTATCCACGGTTAATGTTATTCATTACCTCTTTACGAAGCTCGCTACTGTTAACACCAAACTTACCAAGACAACAAGCAGTTACAGTAGTACTGTTTGTGTCTTTAATACCACGTTGCGATACACAAGTATGTCCTGCGTCAACAACGACCATTACATCTTCACTTTCTGTAATATGAGCGATCGCGTAGGCAATTTGTTGAGTTAGACGTTCTTGTACTTGTGGACGCTGAGCAAAGTACTGTGTGATGCGATTAAGTTTAGACAGACCAAGAACTTTCTCGCCTGGAATGTAGGCGATGTGTGCTTTACCAATAATTGGACGGAGGTGGTGCTCACAATCGGAATACATTGTTATATTCTTTTCTAGGACAAACTCCTCACCATGACAAAACTTGTTTTCAACTGTAGTGCACTTTGGAAAAGTGTCGTAACGAAGACCCGAAAAGATCTCGTCAACATACATCTTTGCAACACGCATAGGTGTCTCTTCCAATGAGTCATCAGTTAAATCAAGACCAAGGACCTCTAACATTTCTTTTGTGAGTTCAGCTACTTTGAGTAACTTTACCTCACGGTCTTCCTTCACAAGAGGTGTTATAGGCGTATTGATACCTAGAGTATCAAGATACTTGTTTACCTTGCGGCCTAGTTCTGGATTGCTTTTCGACATTTAAATATCCTCTTTAAGTTGAGCTTAACGACCGTAAGAGGCGAGGACGGTCAGGCCTGGGCCGAGGAAAAGCTCATTGCAAGCGCAACCCTCGGAAAACCTTGTTGCTTGGTTATTTATGATCATCGTTCCCATGGGAACGATATCCAATTGCTATTATCGCTGGTCATTCCAATATAATCAACATCAGTAAACGAACTCCATGTCTTATTAACTAACACAGCGGTCCACAAACCACCGTTCCATGTATTGTAGTCGATAACTTGTCTAAGTGTTTTACCGGAATCATTGATATCATCCACGATTAACGTATTCAAATCAGTGGTGATCTTTTCTTGAGCTTCACCGTCGCGGGTCTGCCACATTAACGGTACCAGAGGAACATCCAGTAGATTTGAAAGATGAGCTCCTGGTACAAACCCGCCGCGGCCAAGCGCAACTATTTGTTGCACTTTCAAATTTTGTTTGACTTGTTTAGCTATGTTATGAACCATGATATGATATTCGGTCCACCACATTTCTTCAATGTCTGGCCCAACTTTTAAACTCATATAAGCTCTTCACCCCACTCGCGATGACCTTCACGGAAAGCCATATTAGATTGGGTCTCACGTACCTCTACTCGGAAGCACCACAGTCGCTCTGCTTCTGCAGGACCCCAGTAATCTGGAATATAGACACCATTAACAAAACGGTACAGCTGATCAGCAAGTCCCTCACATCCTAGCTTTGGCAGGATAGTCAGACGTGCCATCTTCTTCTCTTGCAGTAACTT